TTTGCCTCAAGCAACCAATCATTCTTTTCTTTATGATTGATAATCTTGATCTGGCTCATTGAAGCAACAGGCTCTTCAATAACAGTGGGTTCAACCACTTTCAATAAACCCCAATCAGACAGGAGACCGACAACTTTATTACGGCGACCCTTATCCTCATCGGAGAAGTTAGATGGCTTACCATCGAGAGCGAACATTTCCTTGAAATGAACGATGTAGTATCTGCCCTGCTTATGTAGAATATGACAGGATTGATACAGTTTCTTTTCTTTACGAGAGGCAACTCCAATACGAGTCAGAGTTTCTTTGATCTTCAGAAAGTCTTCTTCTTCAGCTATCCTTACCTCCACCAGCGTGTCGAGCAATGCATTCATGAGACTCCACCTTTTTCTTGTTTTTGCTTAATATATTCAATTTGCTCCGCTGAGAGGATTTTAATAGCCTCTTTTGCACGCAGCCGATTATATTTATAATAAGCAGAAACTAAGGAGATTAGAGCCTGTTCTCGTTCTCTTTCCTTCTTTTCCTCTTTTGATTCTGGTTTGGTATACCGAGAGCCTTTTCGAAGAGCTCCAAATAGATAATCATAATGCATCTGGTCTGTGATATCATAGTTGATATTCATCTCGTTTGCATACTTGACAGAATCCCAATGGGTTGACAATATATTGTTGATTCTCCATTTGGAATAATCACTATCAAGATCTACCTTGGATGTCTTTTTGTTGATGGAGTTTTCAAATCTCCAATCATATCTTTTCTTTTCTGCTTTCTGCTCTACCTTTGGCTCTACCCTTTCCTGCATCGTTACATCGAGAAACTTACTCATTACTTGAACTCACATGTTGCCATAACATCGACCAAGAATGCGAGGAAGTTAATCTCAGGATTTGCAGCGAATGCATTTTGATATTGATATTTTGCGAGAAGCAATACTAACTCAGGAGCGGTCTGTGGAGTCATAATCTCAGAAGAAATCTCATAGAACTGATTGAACAGAGCATAAGCATCTGAGTCCATATTATTCTTAACCCACTTACGACATTCTGTATAATTGCTGTCCTTCATGAATCCAACAAGTTCTTTGATAGTGGCTTCTGTCATATTAGCCAGAATACCAGAATCAATCTTACCTGTAGACGAATATCTCTGAAGTTCGTTTAGAACTCGTCTCCAATCAGGGAAGTGCTTATTAATAACTTCAGCTACAACCTTCTGATCAAATTGGATATTCTCTTTGTCAAGAATAACTGTAACACGCTTAAAGAACTGAGAAGCAAGTTTAGCTGTCGCCTTCTTGCTAATCTTAAAGTCAATTACTGAGCATCGAGAGTGTAAAGGGTCGATGATACGGTTCTTGAAGTTGCATGTAAGTATGAAGCCACAGTTTCTGGAGAACTCTTCCATGAAATTACGAAGAGCGGGTTGAGTAGAATTGGCATTAAGATAGTCCGCTTCATCCAGGATGACATATTTTCTTCCACCCGAAAGTGATACGGATGACGCGAAGTTGAGAATTTCGTTGCGTAACGTGTCAATATTACCATTCATAGATCCATTAATGACGATATAATCACAACCAAGTTGTTCAAGCATGGCTCTGGCTACGGTCGTCTTTCCTACGCCAGCTGATCCTGATAAGATTAGATTTGGAATATTGCCCTGCTCTACAAACTTCTGAAAAGTTTCTTTCAGATCGCATGGAAGAATAGTATCAGATATTGTCTTAGGGCGATATTTCTCTACCCAGAGATATTCTTCATTCATTATGCATTCTCCATTGCTTTGAGCTCTGATTCAATCTTTAACATCTTAATACCAAAGAATTTATCACCTTTGAATCTTTCCCAACAATGAATGCATTGGTTTCTTACTTGCTCCTTATTTTTTCTCTTTGAACAAGATTCTACATAAAATTCATGTTTATACTTTACTTTTTTACAAGTATTACATTCTTTAGTTGCAACTTCTTCTCCAAACAAAGTTGCTATAACAAGACCACTTGGAAGTTGTCTTTTCATCACATTCTCCATCATAATATAGAAAAGAAAGGAGGAGATTAACTCCTCCTCTATCAGAACTGAGAGTTAGACTCAACAGCAATAAAGTACTCGACTTCAGTATCTACACCAACGAAATGCGAGATTCCGCGAGCAGAGATAGTTACCTCATAAGTTCCTGGGATAATCTTAATGTTTTCAGCCTTAAACACAGCCTTAAACACCTTATCAGTCTGACCGATACCTACTGACCAATCATTGCTGGTTGGATTCTTAGAATCAGTTGCGACAAGAGAAACTGTCTTACCATCACCAACTACAGCAATCTCAGGAAGCTGAAGAACACCTGCAGCCTTTTCAACTGCAATTAGATCTTCATTCTTAAGAGTGAAAGTAGCATCAACTGAAGGCAAAGAGATCTCTTTCTCTGGAGCCTTAGTAACGGTGCTCTCGTCAGCATAAGTGAAGTGGCTCTTACGGTTATCTTCAGTAATAGCAACAGACTTATCAGAGAACTTCAACTCTGGATCGCGGAAAGTCGAGAGGAGAGCAATGAACTGATCAAGATTATATACGGCAAAACGCTGACCGAACTTTGTAGGAACAGTTGCCTTGGCCATAATAGTCTTAGTCGGGGAGATAGTCTTCAGAACATTACCCTCCTGAACGACGATCGAAGGGTTGATCTTCGAGAAATTCTTCAGGACATTCACAGTATTTGTATCAATCTTCATAATATAACTTCCTTTCTTCACTTACGTTTCGCTGCTACTTTTTTAACTTTGTTAGTCGAATGAAACTTCTTATCTTGGTTTTTTTTATTGCCTAATGCACCTGGATCAGCTGTAGCCGAAGCACCGATAGAAGCAAGATCAGCTAATGAACCACCAAAGATATAAGTGCCAACATGTTGCATCTTCATCCATGGACAGAACCAAGTCTTAAGTTCGATCTCTTGAGCTTTCTGACAGAACCAATAATCCTCTGAAAGATAACGGTTGGACTTCTCACAAACCTCAGCCTGGAAGAACATTAGAATCTTACGGGAACCATCGAAGTGTTCAGTACGAACATGATCAGGAGTATACAGATAACGATCCTTGTAAGAATCATAGAACTTCTGCATAGCCTTCTTAGATACCATCATGAAGCCAGTACCAATCTCAAGAACCTCTACTGGTTGATTAAGAGGAATAGACGTCTGTCCACCTTTTGGATTAAACACATAATCACCGACAAAGTTCTCAAGAACATTAGGATCCTTATCTGCGATACCCTTATCTACTGCCAGCTTAATCTTTTCCCAAGAGATACATTTCTTAGGATAAGGACCACCGATAATATCATACTTCTCATCTTGAGCTTGAAGAGCCATCATAGCAATAATGTCATGTGGATTAAATCCAATGTCCGAGTCGATAAACATCAGATGCTCTGCCTCTGAACGCATGAACTCATCGCAGCAATAGTTACGTGCGCGAGTAATCAGAGACTCATTAAACAGATAATAGAACTGGAGAGGAATACCATACTGAGCACAAAGAGCAGCTAAGTCAGCTGTCGATTTAGCAAACATACCTGCGCACTGACCACCATACATTGGCGTCGCAATAAACAACTTACGCTTGCGAAGCTCTTCAATCGGAATTTGAATTTGTTCCATACTATAGTCACCTTTCTTATGCTAAAATATAATTCGAATACTTACAGGAATTACAATGAACTTTTTTCTGGGCTGGGTGAGTCGTTAGAATAACTCCTGGATTAGTTTCTATTAACTCATCTCCACAATCTGGGCACTGAACACCAGTACCAACTCTTTCTAATATTCTGAACTTATCTTTATTATGCTCTTCTAATGACTTCGACATTACCTTTTCAAAGAACTTCTTAGTATATGTTGTCATTTCGAATCCTTATAATGGTCAACATAAAGACACATCAATACATAATGAAGAGTCTTCATAAGATCATCCTTATTAGATCCCTTCTTCTTACCATAACGCCACAGATACTTTAGAGCGGTGTTACGGAATGTAGGCATAGAATCACCAAGAGCAATCCAGGCGTCGAAACATTCAACTGCTTCTTCTTCTGTCTTATAGTGCTGATTGTATGTCTTATCTATATATGCTTTGAAGTCCGAAATAATCTTATCTTCTGCAAATTTATATTTCGGAGACTGATTAATTACTACATTGTTATAAGGTGTTCCGTTTTCAAACGTATAGGTTGCTCTGTGATCTCCAAGACCTCCTGTTGGGCTATACATAGTTGTATTACTTTGGTAGTTCATCATGCCTCCAATCTATTCATAATATAGTCTACTATAATTTCTTGATCTTGTAAAGTATTATTTTTAAATTTAGATGTATTAAACATCAGTGTCATATTAGAAAGAATATTAGCGATCTTAGATTCTCTACCACGGAGCCATGTTTCATTCTGATTAGATCCACGCTCCTTATAACGATCCTCACGAATAGACTTATCTGTCTCGAGATATAGAATATCAGTGTCGTAGTTCTCAACACAATGTTCAAGAAAAGAGGCAGTGAAGAGGCGATCGCCTTCAAATAGAACAACAGCGTCGCTCGGAAGGGTAGCTAAGAACTTCACTGCCTCTGGCTGGACGGCCATAGACATCCTGTCAGTACCAGAGAATGTCTCTCCGTCTTCATATTTGCCCAAAACGTAATAATTACTGCACTGTAAATATGGAACTAATTTGAAATTAGTATATTGTTCTTTCCAGTCTAACTTAGAAAGAATCTGTTTCATCAATGTGGACTTACCAGCGCCTGGTTCTCCACCTATAGCGATTACTCTCATTTACGTCTCACATTCTCTTTGTTAACAAGATCTGAAACAACATGAACAATACGGATGTCAGGGATTAATCTCTTAATCTCTGCTATCTGAACTTCATCATCTTCAAAATGAACACCGTGTTCATATCCATTTTGTTTTAACTGAATTATTGTTCTTGCTTTATGCCTACCAGAAGACTCTCTTGACTTCTCATCAAATGTCTCTGGGTTGAAATATACTTTATTCTTAATACCCTTGCGATTCAACATCGCAAGAGTTTCTTCTGTCTCTTCGTAGCTTCTGCCTGTAATAATGATATCGATGGGACCTGGATAGATCCCATCGTGTTCTTCTAAGAAGATAACACCATCAATATCGAAAGTGTTAATCTTACGCATAGTAGTTCTTAGCCTTTAGAGCGTTTGTGTCACGTTCAGCGAAAGCAGCACATTCAGCTTTAGCATCTGAATATTGCATCTGCTGCGGAGGAGTCTTCTGAGTCCAAGCAGAAGGACCACGGAGAGCACCAACGATACCCATCTCCTTAGCAACCTTCAGATAACGGATAGCATCAATAACAACGCCAGCAGAATTCTCTGAATCTTGAACAGAGAGTTTAGCATCAATTGTAATAGGAGCATCACCGAAACCACGGAGACGGATGTTAAGATAAGCAACCTTGTTATCTTTTAGATAAGGAATAAAGGTTGACGGACCAGCGAACAATGCTTCTGAATCAATAGGAATACCACGGAGATCATTCTGAGCACGAATAACATTCTCTTTTGACTTCTTCTTAGAAGCAAGACGGCTCTGAACCATCATGTTATTGAAGTCAGAGTTACCGCCAACATTCAGCTGCTGATGGAAGTCTACAATAGCACCACGATCAAATGCAAGCTCTTGAAGAACCTGCGAGAGAATAGAAGCACCAACCTGCGAACGCATGTCATCGCCAACGATAGGCAGACCTGCGTCAATGAACTTCTTCTCCCATTTAGGATCAGAAGCGATGAAGACAGGAATACAATTTAAGAAAGATACACCAGCGTCGATAGCACACTGAGCATAGAACTCTGTTGCTTCTTGCGAACCGACTGGTAGATAATTAATAAGGATCTCTGCACGAGATTCTTTCAGAGCAGCGACAACGTCAACTGCTTCTTCATTAGAAACACGGAAACCATATTTCTCTGGTTGAGACTGCATATACTCAGAAACACCATCAAGCACAGGACCCATCTGAACGATTGGACCATCTGGAACATCATCACAGAATACACGAGCACAGTTTGGCTTTGCGAAAATAGCTTCGCCAAGAGGACGGCCAACCTTACGACGATCAACGTCGAATGCTGCTACAACTTTAATATCGGAAGGATGATAACCACCGATACGTGAAAACATAATACCAGGAATGTTCTCTTCGTCGTGATCTTTGTAATACTCAAGACCTTGATAGAGAGACGACAGACAGTTACCAACGCCAACAACGGCGACACGAATTTTCTTAGACATTTTTTCTCCTTTATGTCAGTTTTTTAACGAGAGAGGTCTTGACTGGAGTAAGAGTAGCTCTCGGTGCTTTCACACAATTATTATATTACTATGAACAATAAGAAAAGTCAACTGCTTTATCACTCCAAGCAGGATGATCTTTTGGTTTAAATTTTAGATAGTTTACAGGATTATACTTCTTACATAACACCTTTCTTTTCTTGACATCAAAAGATTGCTCCCATTCGCTTTTCATAGTATGAGCAGCTGTAGGTATAATCTTAGGAAGCTCTAACAACTCATGAGCGTTTAACTCATCCTTATAAAGATGATGAGTATTAAGATTAAGACCTGTATTCACCATTACCTTAAAGTAGTCTGGATGAAAACCATAGTCCGTAACATTCTTACCTTTCGTCATAAACCCAACAACATATGGAGTCCAATCAACCTTACCTGGACCATCATAATCTTTCCAAAGATCTAATAGCTTATCATACATCTCTACCAATTCATTAGTAGTCCAGAATGTAAACTCCTTAATCTTAGGACCATAGGCAGTCTTACGAAACTCACACTCAACTGATTCGATATTGTATATGTCAACGTGAAAAGGCATTCTCCTATTCATTTCTTCCATAAGATGAATAGTATTCTTTTCCATTAACTGCTTATCTGCTTTGGTTGGTTCATAGGTCTTAACTTCAAGAACATGACCGTACTCGTCAGTAATTTTCTGCTTACGAGCAATATCAATTCTATTGAAAAGATAACAAATAGAATCATACTGAGACCAAGTAGCATTATCATATAACTGCTGATCCCAATGATCAATATCCCAATCAAACAATTCATAAAGAGTTTGTTGAGCGAGCCATGCAGTCATTCTGCCCATTGAATAGAATTCTTGTAGGCAATTATTCAAAGAGAAGTAGTTCTTTTCTCTTGAACCAGCATTAGCAGCATTACCAAGATACTCATATAGGCTACCTTTGCCTATACGCTTTTTCATATCAATAACAAACTGTGGAAACTTACGAACATTCCACTTAGTATCATTACCGAATTTCATTCTACGCCAATTCTTATTATGCCAATCAATTAACTGATCGTCAGACATATTCCAAAGATCTAACTGCATAGCAATCATTGACCAATGGTTACGGTAAGACTGACCGAAATACATAGCATAAAGAGCTTTCTGCTCATTATCATAATTGGAGTAATCACATATTACTTTACCAACGTGGTGGTGATCGAGATCGCCTTCAACAAAACGAACATGCGTAACACGAGCGAACGCTTCAATTCTATTTTCAGGCAATCTCCAATCTACATAACCAGGAAGATCTCTAACCTTAACATAATCTAAATTCATCCGAAAAATGACTCCAGGTTTGCTTCTTCAGCTTTGCCATAAGGATCCTTCATACCATGCGCATGAAGATAATCATACCACTCTTTACTTTCCCACATACCAGGAGACACGCCATTCCACAATGGACGTTGGAGATGATGAGACTTATTCAATCTACGTTCATCAACAAACTGTCTACGTAGAACTTCATACTCATAAGATTTTAACTCTAACATCTTTTCACGGAAGTAACAAACTACCGAGATTCTTTCGCAATTAGGATTATCAGGGCTATTAAGTATAATAGGAGTATTACCATGTATGATTTCATGGTTATTAACGAGAAGAAGATCGCCAGGACGGACGTTAACAGCAACACGATATTCAGGAAATATAAGATAACCACCAGTGTATTCTCCTGTTCCTAAGACAAGTAGATTAGAAAGACCAGAATCAAGATCTCCGGCATCTCTATGAGCAGCTGTACGGAAAGTCTTATTCACTGTAATAGTTGTGAACACAGTTTCCGGTACAAGAAATCTTGGATCCATTTTATCCGCAGCTGCCTTCTGATTAGCCCAACGCCATGGCAACAGTTCTTTGAAACCTCTGTTAAGAGATTGTAAGAATGGATACGATTTAGCAAATAGTTCTGGATTTTTTTCAGTATAAGCAGTAGCACGACCATAAGGAATACGAGGATAACGGTCATACCAACCAGCAACACCAGAGAATACTGACTTAGCATAGTTAGTTGTTGATGCCCACTTCTCAGCTACCTTTATAGCTTCTGCACGGATATCCTCTTTTGGCTTATTAGATAAACCATCAACCCATTTATCAAACCATCCATGATACTCAGGATATACTTTAGTTACCTCTGAACGTAACCAAACAGTTCCTCTTGTTTCATCTGCTGGTTTGAACTTAGGATCGGCGTATTTTGCACGGATCTTTTCAATTGAGTTATCATTAAACAGAGATGCTCCGTCATCCATAAGAAACTCAAGAATCTCATGTTGATAAGGCGAAACCCAATCTCTACCACCTCTGCCTTCACATGCTAACATTGGCCCACGAGGACCAGCAGCAAGACCACGATTCTGTGATTCGGTTGCAGCTTCTCTTAAGCCAACATATGCTTCTTCACATTCTTCTTTTGTAAAGTAGTTCTTACGTAACTTAAATGCGATACGAAGTTCATCATTACCCTTATCGCAGTCTTCACACTCTTTGGAGCCACAATCTGCCTTTGTTGCAACATCACATAATGGAGGCATATAACAATCACAATCCTCCTCAATCAACTTATCATAATGACTTTCATCAAGAAAAGTTCCAAGAAGATGTTCACAATCTAATTTTTCACGAGCAACAATACGTCTTACCATCACGGCCTCCAAATACATTCATCATATATTATATAGTAAATTATCAAATTGTCAAGATCTTTTTTATGTCAGGAGGAGTCCATCCCTCTGGCTTGAGGATCTTTCCATCTTCACGGCGAATGGGTTTACCATCTACTAGTTTTGCCAGGTTTGAGGCGTGTACTTCATCGAATACTCTGTCGAGTGGGATGCCATAAGATGCAGCAGTCCCACAAGCAATGTAAATAATATCAGCCAGTTCTTTCGCAAGATTTTCCAGATCATTTTTCTCTTCACTCTCAAAGTATTCTTTCATCTCTTCAAGCATAAGATCCATACGTAACTTACGTTCACGAATATTAGGAAACTTTGGTTCAACACCAATATTCTGTCCAACAGCTGTCTGAAACTCTTTCACATCTTGATACATATTACCCATTAATCCACTCCGGAGGTTCGCGATTAGTCCATTTATGAAGATGAGTCTTACCCATCTTATAATAATTACGATAGTTGTTGACAGGATCAGAACCAATAACGTATTCTTCTGCCATACAAGAAGGCATCTTTGTCATATCAAACTCTTCTAACTTCTTTGGAGGAGAAGCAAGCATATAGGATATCTCACCATAACATTTATGCTGTTTGTCGTAGCGATGAGTATACTCTGCCATAAGAGCAAAGAAATGATCTACGAGCCAATTATAATTCTCGACACTTGAACGAGCCCATATAGCACTCGGATGATTAATGTGCGTAGCTGAGTATATAACTTCTTCACGTGCGTCATCTAATAACCACCATTTCTTTTTCTTAGTTTTAACGGTTCCGTCATCTTTAAGGATGTCTACTTCTAACAGTATCTCTCTACCATCGAGGAGACGGTGAGCAGTCGATAGTAATTGTGCGGACTCGAGGATCATCTTAACTACGTGACGATCCACCATCCACTCGGCGGCTTCAACAGGATTTTCAGAAAGATAAAAGATATTCAATTGTCGTATTCCTTAAACAACTTGAATATAGTATAACCTACAATTAGGTAAAAGGCAAGCCAAATCCACGAAGAGATGTATTCTAATCTCTCGTCGAAGTGTTTATTCAACATATCAAATTCAAAGTATCTCATTTCTTCCATTTCCTAAATGCTTGATCTCTATGATACTTGTTTGCCTTATCATAGAATCTTTCGCCTTCAAGATGTTCGTATTCGTGCTGAAATATTCTTGCTGTAAGACCAGTGAACTGCTTGGTCATTGTTTCTCCGTTAGGAGCTTGAAATCTAACACGAACATGCTGAGATCTTTTTACTTTAATAAGAAGTCCTGGATAAGAAAGGCATCCTTCCTCTAACAGAACCTCTGCTTCAGATGGCTGAATAATCTTAGGATTAAAACATACAAAGTTCTCTGGTTCTCCTCGCATAGCAAAGATACGATATGGTGTTCCTACTTGGTTTGCTGCAACACCAAGAGCACTTCTATCATACATAAATTTTACGAGATTCTGTGCATATTGAATAGGATCGAATGGAGGATCTTTGAAGTCAAACTCTTCACATTGTTCCAATAGATAGGTATCATTTAGTTCCATAATTTACTCCTGAATAGAAGAGAAATTCTTGTGCTTAATAAACTTGACTACGTTAGAGAACTTCTCGTTCATATGTTCTTTATGAGAGATAATAACAATATTAGAGTCTTTGGCGAGATCTCTAATAATATTCATTAGATAATCAGTTGCTGTAATATCGAGAGACGAATCAAATACTTCATCCATAATAAGGAGATTAGTGCTCACAGAGTTACGGAGTTTGGCGATTGCTCTCCAAGTGAATAGAAGAGCCAGATCTATCTTTTGTTTCTCGCCCTCAGAGAATGAAGCATAAGAAAAATCATCTCTAAAACGACTCTTGATGGTTTCGCTGAACTCTTCATTCAATTCAAACTGAACAAAGAAGTCCATAGCTGACAGATACTTGTTAATAAACTTGTTAATGATAGGGATATATTGCTTAATAATCTTAGATTTAATACCACTGTCCTTTAATAGATTAGTAACTGCAGTAAGAATATGTTTGTCTTCAACTAATACATTATACTTACCAGATATATCATCGAGCTCTTTTTCAAACTCAGCAATCTTATTGTCTTTCTTATCTTCATTTACAGTAGATAGACCAGTAATGTCTTTCTCCAGTTGAGAGATATAATTCTCAAGAGAGCGTATATTTGTAGTCGCCTCTATCTTTTTCATATTAAGATCTTGAATCTTATTCTGAATCTCAAGAATATCATCTAACTGTTTCTTGACAGTATCATATTCGGTAGCCAGCTTATCTAAACCCTCATTCAATTCAGCAATCTTATCATTATTGCCTGTTACAATAGAATTCTTATGTTCAACAGTAATAACCTGCAGACATGTCGGGCAGTTATCATTGTCATTAAAGAAACCATTGTTCTCGTTCAGGTTGTGCACTTTTGCTTCGATCTGATGCTTGATCTGCTTGAGCTTATCTATCTTTCTCTTAATTGAATCAGACTGTTCTGTCTTTGTTGTTAGCTTATTAATATCTTTATTAATAGCTTCATATTCAATTTTAAACTTGGCTACCTTTTCATTAGTATCTTTAATTAGATTGTTCTTTTCTTCTATTAGTTTCTCATTATTAGAGTTCATTTCCTTGATATGTTCAAGAGTCATATCAATCTTAGACTGTAGAATCTTTTTATCATTATATGTGTTATTAATAAGTTCTCCGTTAGAAAGAACCTTATCTTTTAATAGAGAATTCATTGTAGTGAATATCTGAAGATCAAGAATATCTTCAATGACCTCTCTACGCTGACCAACTGGCAGCTGCATAAACGGCTGAAATGTAGCTGAACCAAGAATAACAACCTGACAGAATGACTTTAGATTAACCTTGAGTATCTGTTTTTCCAGAACCTCCTGGTAGTCTCTCATTTCTGCTGATTGATTAAGTAACTTATCGTTCTGATAAACCTCAAACACATTTGGTTTAATACCACGAACAATCTTATAATTAACAGTTCCTATAGAGAACTCCACCTCTACAATACAATTCTTTTTAGTAATAGTATTAACTAACTGGCCCTTGGATATCTTACGAAACGGTTTGCCGAATAAACCAAATGTGACTGCATCAAGGATAGTAGACTTACCAGCGCCATTCTGGCCAATGATAAGAGTCATATCCTTTTCACAAAGACTCATTTCTGTAAAGATATTACCAGTAGATAGAAAGTTTTTCCAACGTATTTTCTTGAATAGAATCATATTTACTTCCTGAATAATGTAACATATACATAATCTTTAGCTATTTTATAATTAAACACTGTATGATATACAAAATCACGACAGAATCTATATAAATCTTTATTGGATTCTCCTGTTAATATATCTTTTGGCTTTTTCTTTTTCTTTTTGTGTTTCTTAGACAATAGATTTTTATCATCTATCATATTTTCAAAAAAGTCAATTCTTCTTTTATTGGCTTCAAGAAACATATCTATGAGAGGATCATATCTCATTATTTTCTTTGCTTTTTTTATTTTTCTTTTTATATAATAAGCCACTTGTAATTGGTCTAATATTATCTGATCATGCTCGCTTATGTCATTCGATTGAGAGCGCTTCATGATAAAGCTCGACAATTTTAGATTCAAGTTTCGCTTTATCAACGCCTTTAGTCTCCGCTGTTCTAATATACTTCTTGAAGATATCTAAAGTAGACTCAGCTTCATCAATAAGATCCTCTTCTTCTTCGAGGTTCAAATTTAGATGATCTTCAACAATTTGAATATCTACAGGATTCTGTTTCTCTAGATTGTCAATGAATGTTTCAAACCACGCAGGATTATTCTTTTCTTGAATGATTACTTTTATTATCTTACC